AATAATTAACTTTGTGTCCAGCTTGAGAACTTCCTGGAGTTAAATATAAAGTGACTGTAACTTTATCAATAAATCTTTGAACAAAATATTGTGTTGGAGTTCCTTCAGAAGTTTTATTTGAAAGACCTTGATATGTAGATCTGTTAACTTTTGTTAAGGGTGAATCAACATTTGAAGCATTTCTATATACAGCTTCTAATACATCATCTACACCGTATACAGCAGTAGCATCAGAAGTGCCATCAGCTGTTGATCTAAACATTGTATAAACTGCTTGACCATCAACTAAAGTAAATGAATTATTTGCTACTTCCCAATAATGAAGACCTCTATTACCCCATTCTTGAAACATGATGTTTAAAGAACGTCTTGCCATACGTAACTGATTACCAGATACGCCTTGCATTCCTATTCGTTCGTAAGCTTCTTCTATTATCTCATCAATAGCAAAAGTTTTGTCGAAAGTTGTTGTTCCTGAAGTAGTGTTGGCCATAAGCCTACGCTCCTGTAATAGTTACAGTAGCACTTCCGCCTGCTCCAGCTAAATTATAAACAATACCTTCTTTGAATAAAATTCCTGAACCTGGAACATAAACTTCTAGTCCTTCTGTTCCGAAATTATAAGTAGCTACTAAATTACCTGCTCCAGCTGCTCCTGCAGTTGCTGCATTGTATATAAGTAATGTAGAACTTGCTATTCCTTTTGCTTGAATAGAAGTAATTCTAGCTCTACCTGCTCTTGCTAAAGTATTAGCACCTATTGTTGCTAAGTTTAAGGTTGTTTGATCGCTTGAAAATGATCCGCCGCCTGACATATTTTTTCTCCTAATTTATTTTAAGTATGGGGCCGAAACCCCACACTAATTATTTATTATGAAAGATTATTGTTCTGCAAATAACTAATAGTTACTGTAGCAGCACCCGCTGAAGCATCATCGTTTGCACCATTATAGATGAAACCGATTCTAATATCAGAAGTTCCAATGTCTTTCCAGTTTGCACAAAGTGCAGCTGTTCCTAAAGCTATTTTACCAACTGCTGCAACATTTACGTCATTAACGTATAAGTCTGTGTCAGCAGATGATCCAACCTCAAGTATATCCGCTCCTGAATCGTTGAACGCAGTTTCTACGTTAACATCGATTCTTACGATTTGAGAGTTAGCTGGGATTACCACGTTTGTGTCTGTCGCTGCGCCTTCTTGCCCGAAAGCAACAGAAAAAGATTGAGCCATTAAAACTTGACCCGTGTTTTTAACATTTTCTCCAACAGTAGTACCTGTAGTATTTTTAATACCACCGGCTAATATTGGTCCCGAAAAAGTAGTTTGTGCCATTTTATATTCCTCCTAGAATACATAAATGTAGTCCCTAGGGATGTCGACCATACGCGTCTACATTTATTTTGTTTTATTAATGTATGGTGCGTAATTTATAGCTTAGTTTTGTGAGAAGTGCAAGAGAGCCTTAATAGAAAGTGCGATTTCAGCGATGTAGCGTTTTTTGTGTTACGTAGCTACAGAAACGTCAGGTGCAGCGTCTTCTATCTTATTAGTCTGATGAGCAACTTGTGCTTCAGCTAATTTGATATGATTAATAACTTGTTTAATCTTGTCATCAATCCTTACCATATCAAGAGTATATCTTTTCTCTTGATTATAGTGCTGCGACCACTTCAGTTCTAGACTCCTTTTTTCCGTGTAAAGGTTCTGAACGTGTGTCATTTATAACCTCCTCATAGGTTAACCACAATTTAGATTTACTTGTAAATCCATCTTTTTCCCATACTATATCTTTTTGTCCTAGTTTGTCAACTAGTGCATTTTCAAAAGCTTTATCCTCATCTTGAGATTTCATCTCAAAACGCGCATGATAGCCATATGCTCTGATTTGTATTAGGAAAGTTTTCATTGGGTTTTATCTTTCTACCATAAAAAAAGGGCGGCTACAAGAGCCGCCCTTAATTATTCAGTTAATCTAGTGATTACGCACCAGGTGAACCGAAAATACCTCTAGGGTCTGAGAATCCGAAAGAATATCTCTCTCTAGCTTTGTATCTTACGTTACCTGTATCGAAGTCACCTTCCATAGCTGTCTTAATTGGAGATCTAACGAACATTTTTAATCCGTTAGGTACATCTGTCTTGATGAAGAACGCATCAGTGTCAGTTAAGTAGTTGTTCACTACATAACCTTGAGGAACCATCCCCATTGATACTACTGCGTTAATATCATTGTCAGCTGTTCCAACTCTACCTTGAGATTTCATCAATCTCTCAGCAGTAAATTGAAGCTCAGAAGGAATAATCATTTTTACTCCTCTTGCTGCAATTTTAAGACCTCTCTCATCAGTGAACGCGGCGATATCAATTAAAGACTGCTCTAACGATGTTTCGTTAAGATCAGCTGATGTGCCTAATTCATTTGAGAAAGTTCCAGCTATCGTTGGGTGAACAGCAGAACATAGTTCTACTCCGTCACCACCAGCAAAGTTTGCGTTAAATGCATTGTTTAATACATTCGCAGCTTTTACTTGCTTAGTGTTTGCCATCGATCTTGCCAAAGCTTTTGTGTATCTAGAAGCTAGTCTATCGTAAAGATTGTCTTCGATAGCTTCTTCCGTGATAGCAAATGCTAAAGCAATTGTTTCATGCGAATATCTAGCCGTGAAAGTTTCTTGTGCATTGTCAAAAGTCACGCCTGAACCTTCAGGTTTAACTTGAGCGTTTGCGAAACCAGATAACATTACTTCTTCTTCAAAAGCTCTGTCACTGTTTTCTGTGTCGAAAATTTCAGCATGCTGATTTTCATATCTTTTATATTCCAGTCCGAATAGTGCATTCAAACCTGGCTCTAGTTCTTTAACTAGTTGTCCTCTACTTATAGCCATAATTATATACCTACCGTTCCTTTCAAGAAATGTTCGTTGATAATAACTACAGCGTTAGTGTCTGCTGCTCCCGCTTCATTATTATCTGGATCTTTTGAAATCCCGATCACTCTTAGTTGAGCTGTTGCAGTTTTAAGATCAGAATGATCTAATTCCACTTTAGACACGTAGTTTGGCGAAGAGCCAGCTGCGTATACTATATCAGCGTTCATTCCAATTTCTGCAACTGCTAATGCAGCGTCAGATTGGATTTCAAACCTTTCATATGGGTCATCACTTACGAATCCAACAATGTCTGTTGCAGTGTTAGAACCGTTAAGGTGATTAGCATATGTTGGCTTACTTGTAGTTGCATCAGTAAAGAAAACACCGTTAAGTGAACCTAATAATACTGCAGCTGCTGTTCCTACTACAATTTTACCAGTTGCCGCCATCATTATGGGATCATTCTGATAAATCGCAGTTGAACTTGCTGCAATACCATATTCACTTAACCCTTGGTTATCTCTATTCTGACCAACTTTTCCGATTGCTTTCAGTCCGAAAGCAGCGTCTTGGTTTGCCATGTTTTTTCTCCTTTAGTAAATCTACTATCCGCAGATTTACGGGTTAATGTTATATGTATTTTGATATCACAAAGAAATTATTTCTTCGTACCACCAAAAGTTACACGAGTCTGCCTATCAGCGTTGATTGGCATACTTGAATGTTGCTCCTTCATAAGATCGTTGTTTACTGCATCGTCTCTGTCCTTAGTTTGCTGAGCAAAATAAGCTTCTCGAGATTTGGCGATCTCTTCTGGTATCCTAGCCAACACTAGGCCTCCAACTCCGATCACTCCTGCGTATTTGCCGTCTTTCAGTTGTGGATACTCTGAGTCAGGATATTCATCAGCTCTCACTAATTCCCATCCGGATCTCATTTTACCTGACATGTTTTTAGTATCGTCAAATCCTAAAACTTCAGTTCGTATCCATCTGTGCCTGAATCCGTTTGGCGCAGGTGGTGCATCTAAGCTAGATGGTGGAGTCCAAGTCTGAGGTCTCTTGTCTTTTTCTCTTGACTGGCTCGCACGCGGGGTCTTCATTTTATCGTTTTCCATATGCTATACCTCCTTCGTGATTTTTAATTGTTTTGCATAATCTTCTAATGGCACTCCTAATTTTTTAGCGATAGCAACCTGAGAAGGTGTGAGTCTCACGGTTTTGCGACCAGATCTGTTTACACTTCGCTTCGCTGAAGCTACTATTTGTGTCGGTTTGGCCGTATCATTTTGAACCTTACCATCAGTTGTATCAAATTTGTGCGGAAATTCAAGTCTTATTCTTTTATCTATTTCCGTATAATATTCGTCCGTCTGAGGGTCAAATCCTTCTTCATCCACTAGTTTTTTGTGTAGATCAAATGCAGTGTATGTCATAGCTGTATCTGTACCAAACCACTTGTTTTTAGATCCCCAATCTTCTGCTTTAGGGTCTGCTTGTTGTGTTTGTTGAGGAGATACTCTAGGTATTTCTCTCTGTTTTGGTTCAGCTTTAGCCATATCTTCATATGCTGCTTTTGCTTCATTAAGTCTTCCTTCTTCATATCCAAGTCTAGCAATCTCTTTACTAGCTTCAACTTCCGCTGCAAGATCTCCTGCTTCTTTCGCTGCTGCTAGTTTAGCTGCTGATGCTTGTAAGCCAGCTTTGATTCTCTCTTCTCTGTCTTTAACACCTGCTTGCTCAACTGAAGAATATTTCTTTTGAAGTTTTTCTTTTTGATCTTTTTGGTTTTTAGCAAAAGCTAAAGCTTCATCAGCTTGTCTTTGTGCTTCTCTCCATTTCTTCGTAAGTTTAGATATTCTTCTTTGAACGTCTTTTGAATACGTTTCTAATTCTTCTTTCTTCTCTTCAGGTTTTTCTTCCTGAGTAGCTTCTGGCTTCTCGTCACTCGCTTCTACCTTCTCTTCTTTAGGTTCTTCAGCTTGTGGCGCGGGGCTAGAGTCTTCCTTGGTTTCTACTTCATTCTCTGGTTTTGGATTCTCAAGAATAACTTCAGTATCCTCTCCAGAGGTATCAATATCAACCATAGGCACGTCATTTTTATTTTCTTCTTGCATAGTTTCCTCCTATGTTAAATGTAATGCAATACAGATTCT